TGGCAAATACAGATGCCTCTTTTGGTTTTAGACCTAGTGGGAAAGTCGGTGGAAACCCAGACAACGGCGCACTATCAGAATATGCAATTAAATCTGATTATGCGGTGGCTATGTTCCAAGGTGACCTAGTAAAATTCAATGCAGGACATATTCAAATTTCTGCAGCGGATGATGCGGGTCTCATGGTATTTGGCGGTCTGAAGTACGACGACTCTTCAACTAACAAACCAACTTTCAAAAACTTTTTTGATGGTACCGCTCTTGGTGCTGAAGGAACAGTTTTTGTATACGACGATCCGTACCAAGTGTACGAAGCACAGTCCGATTCAGACGAAGCATCAACACAAGCTCATGTTGGAACTTTTGCAAATCACATTAAAACTCACAGTGGAAATACTACTACAGGTATTTCTGGTGATGAAATTGATTTGCCAAATTCAGCATCGGGAACTTTAACTGGTGTGAAAGTTTTAGGACATGCTCAAACCCCGGACAATGCGATTGGCACAAATGCAGTACTAAGATGCTTCATTGCTGACGCGGTTCACATAAATTAATAGCAGGAGGACATAAACTATGGCTATATCAAGACAACAACTAGCAAAAGAGCTAGAGCCAGGTCTAAATGCATTATTTGGACTTGAGTACAAAAACTACGAAAACCAACACGCAGAAATTTACGACACTGAAAACTCTGACAGAGCTTTCGAAGAAGAAGTAATGCTTGGTGGTTTTGCGCAAGCAGCGGTTAAACCAGAAGGTTCTGGTGTATCGTATGACACTGCAAACGAGACTTTCACTGCTCGTTACACTCACGAGACAATTGCTCTCGCTTTTTCACTAACTGAAGAAGCTGTTGAGGATAACTTGTATGATAGTATCGCTAAGCGTTATACTAAAGCACTAGCAAGATCTATGGCTAACACAAAACAAATTAAAGCAGCGAACATTCTTAACAATGGTTTCACTGGTGGTACAGCAGGTGGAGATGGAGTTGATCTTTTATCAATTGCTCACCCTACTATTTCTGCAGGAAATCAAAAAAACGAGTTAACAACGTCTGCTGACTTAAGTGAAACTTCACTTGAGCAAGCTTTAATTGACATTGCTGGTATGAAAGATGAAAGAGGCTTAAAAATTGCAGCTAGAGGTATGAAATTAATTATACCTTCAGCTCTACAATTCGCAGCTGAAAGAATCTTAAAATCTAACCAGCGTGTTGGAACTGCTGATAACGACATTAATGCAATTGCATCTAAAGGAATGTTGCCACAAGGATACGTGGTTAACAACTTCTTAACAGATGATGACGCATTCTTTATCAAAACAGATGTTCCTAACGGAATGAAACACTTTAACAGAGCAGCTATCAAAACTGCTATGGAAGGTGATTTTGATACTGGTAATATGAGATACAAAGCTAGGGAAAGATACAGCTTCGGCTTCTCTGACTGGCGTGGTATTTTTGGTTCACCAGGTGCTTAATTCTTAAGCAAAAGAACTAATTTAAAGGGGCCTTCGGGCCCCTTTTTATTTGCAATATATATACTAAAAGTTTATACTCACCACACTGCACAATTTTTATAAATAGTCAGCATGGACTCGTGCAGTAGACTGAGTCTCGGACTATGTTGGCGGAATGGAGACAAATAATATGGGAGCTACAACTTACTCAGGTCCATTAAGATCTGAAAACGGTGTACAACTTGTTAGTAAAGAATCAACAGGTGTTGTACACAATAGAACTTTAGGAACAACAACTAAGGATGCTAGAAGAGTTTATTTAGAGGAGTGGTTTTTACAAAGACCAGGAATAAATGCAGACATCGACCAAGTATCAACAGTTGAAGTTCAAAGAGCACTAAACAGAAACTGGGAAGCGCTTGGAACTAATATGACAACTGCACTATGTACGTTTGCTACAACTTCAGGTGGAGTTTTAGCAACAACGGCTGGTGCTGATCAAGACCAAGCAATTCTAACACCACATTTAGACACTGCAGCAACAGCGTGGGCAGGAACTTTATGGGGGACAGAAAACCAAGTACATTTTGAAACATCAATTATGTTACCAGCACTTGATAACCAAAAAGTTTGGGCAGGATTAAAGTTAACTAATGACCAATTAGTTGCGACTGATGCTAACCAAGTATACTTTAAGTATCAAACAGATGCTACTAACTCAGAAGCATTTACTGATTTTGCTAAATGGCATTTTGTTCACAGTATTGGTGGAACTGACTACATTAGTCAACTACCTATTGATGTTGCAGCAAACACGCCTTATCATTTAAAAATAGAAATAGACTCTGCTAGAAAAGCGTCAATTTTTGTAAATGGTATTCAGTATAATGTAACAACTACTTCTGGTTCAACTGGTGGCACAGCAGTAACAACAGGTACTACTACAACAGCAGCTTTGACTGACGATATAGATTTAATTCCTTATGTTGGAATTGAAGCTGGAGCGGCAGCAGCAGAGGCAGTTAACTGTCACTATGTGTGTTGCAGCAGAAACGTTTACGAATAAAAATAAATAATGTGGGCCTTCGGGCCCACAGTTTCTTGATTAAGGAGGGAAACAAATGGCGGATACAGTAACAGGACCAACGATCATGCAAGAAAATGATCAACGCGTGGTCATTAAATATGTAAATCAATCAGACGGCTCAGGTGGAACAACAGTGTTTGGGGATGTGTCAACAATGGCAACAAACTCACACGGTGATTCTTGCCTGCATTTAGTTCTTTTAAGAATATGGTTTGCATGTGATACAGGAGACGGTGGAGATTCATACTTACGTTTAGACGAAGAAGATGATGATGGTGATATTCCTATTTTAGGTTTAACAGGCACAGGCTACTGGGACTTTAGAGAGTTTGGTGGGTTAAAAACAGATAAATCAGCAAACACTAATCAAAGTGATGTTAACGCGGTGGTACCAAGCACAGCTGATGCTGGAAACATGTACACTATTGTAGCAGAGTTTAAAAAACTATATTAAGGAGTAGCATATGCCTAACACTACTTCAGGAACAGCAACGTTCGACAAAACTTTTTATATTGATGACGTTTTAGAAGAAGCTTACGAACGTATAGGTATTCAAGATCTTAATGGTTACAGATTAAAATCTGCAAGACGTTCTTTAAATATAATGTTTCAAGAATGGGGAAACAGAGGTTTACATTATTGGCAGTTAAGAGAAACAAATATAGATTTAATTGAAAACCAAGCTGAATATCATTTTTTTAGAAGCGCTGCAGATGACACGTCTGACAGCAATCGTGCACAGGCAACTACTAATCAAACAGCATCTACTATTTATGGTATGGATGATGTTCTTGAAGCAACTTACAGAACAAACAGAACACAAAGCACACAACAAGATACTGTTATGACTAAAATAGACCGTTCTACTTATTCAGCGTTAGCTAATAAATTAAGCACAGGAACACCGACTCAGTATTATGTACAACGTTTTGTAGATCGCGTCACAATTAGCGTTTACCCTGTTCCTAATTCAACAGCTGCATCTAAAGATATGCATATTTATTATGTTAAAAGAATGGATGATGTTGGTGACTTTACAAACGCAGGTGATGTACCTTATCGTTTTGTTCCTTGTATGGTATCTGGTCTTGCTTATTATTTAGCACAAAAAGAAAAACCAGAAGCAGTTCCTCAAATGAAATTAATATATGAAGATGAATTAAACCGTGCATTAGTTGAAGATGGTTCTTCTACTAGCACACACATAACACCGAAAGCGTATTACCCAAATGTCTAATTTTGCATCAGGAAGAAAATCAAAAGCAATATCGGATCGTAGCGGTATGGCTTTTCCATATAAAGAAATGATTAAAGAATGGAATGGTTCGTTTGTACATCAATCAGAGTTTGAAGCAAAACACCCACAAATACAACCAAACGCACATCCTGCTGATTCTCAAGCTTTACAAAATGCAAGACCAGACAGAGAAGAAAATGCCGTTCCAAACTTATTAAAAACAAATCCTTTTAAAACAGGTTCTGCTAGTTCTTCTACGATTACAGTTACAGAAGTAAGTCATGGTAGATCAAGTAGTGATACAGTTAGGTTTAGAGATGCTATTGGTTTTGATGGTATTACAGCCGATAAAATTAACTTAGCTGCTGGATATACAATAACTGTAGTGGACACAGATACATATACTTTCTCAGTATCGACAGATACCGCAACAACTGGTAGTATTAACGGGGGAGGGTTTAGGGCTTACGCTGGTCCGGCCACATTAGTAGCATGACAACATATTCAGAACTAGTAACACAAATAAGAGATTATACAGAAACAGATAGTAATGTTTTAACAACAGCTATTGTTAACGATTTTATAGAACACGCTGAAATGAGGTTGTTTAGAGAGGTAGATTTAGATGTTTATAAACAATATAAAACAACAACTATGACTGCTTCTGATCCTTTTGTTTCTATGCCTGGATCAACACCTTCTGCTTTTGAATTTACAAATAGTCTTTCTATATATAGTGCTTCTGGTTCTTTAGGTGGTTTAACTGATAATGAACGTTTGTTTTTACAAAAAAAAGATCCATCATTTATTAATGAATACTGGCCCAATAGAACAAGCACAGGAATTCCAAAATACTATGCAAGCTGGGACAACGATACAATACTTATTGCTCCTACACCAAATGCAGCATATACAATGGAACTTTCATTTAATGCACAACCAACAGCATTATCTTCTAGCAACACAACAACTTGGGTTAGTAATAATGCACCACGTGCTTTATTATATGCTTGTCTTGTAGAAGCATTTAAGTTTTTAAAAGGCCCTGATAATATGTTAGGAGTATACGAACAGTCTTTTAATGATGCTGTTAAAACATTAGCAACAGAACAGATGGGCAGAAGAAGAAGAGATGAATATAGAGATGGAGCAATAAGAGTACCTATTCCATCTACAAACCCTTAAGGAGAAAAACAATGGCAAACGCAATTAGTAACGTATTTAAACAAGAACTTTTAAAAGGTAATCATGATTTTGATGGAGGAGCAACTTACAAGTTAGCATTATTTACTTCTTCAAAAACAGCGACTGCTTCAGACCCTACAGCTTATAATGATACAAATGAGCAAGCAGATACTGGAACTTACTCAGCAGGCGGAGGCACATTAGCAAATCCTGCAGTAACTGGAGGTTCTTCTGCAACAACTGCTTATGTAGATTTTGACGATATATCTTTTACAACAGCAACAATAACAGCGAGGTACGCACAAATATATCGTTCTGATGGTAGTGCACCAACAAATAATTCAGTATGTATTTTAGATTTTGGTGGAGATTTCACAACAACCGCAGGAACATTTACAGTTCAGTTTCCGTCTGGTGGAACAAGCACAGCAATATTGAGATTGGCTTAGAGGTGTAAATGGCATTAGTCCTTAACGATAGAGTCAAAGAAACTTCAACTACAACAGGTCAAGGTACATTATCTTTAGCCGGAGCAGCAACAGGTTTTGAAACATTTGTAGCTGGTATTGGTGACGATAACACAACTTACTATGCTATTGTTCACGCAACAGACGGTACATGGGAAATAGGTATTGGAACAGTTAATGATTCTTCTCCAGATGAGTTAGCTCGAACAACAGTTATTGACACATCAGCAGGAAACACAACTAAAATTAGTTTTGCATCAGGTACAAAAAACGTATTTTGTACGTTACCTTCTAGTAAAGCAGTATTTTTAGATGCAGACGGAGACGTTACACTAGCTGCTAATTTAAGTGTTGGAGGAAATTTAGATGTTACAGGAACTTTTGATTTAAGTGATTCAAACTTTACAAACGCTGGCGACATACAATTAGATTCAATTACAGGGGACGGAGATACTAACACTAAAATTACATTTAGTGGTTCAGATGTAATTACAGTAACAGCAGGAGGAGACAATCAAATTACATTTACAAATGGTGCAATTGTACCATCTACCGACAATGACATAGATTTAGGTACAAGTTCTGTAGAATTTAAAGACGCATTTTTTGATGGTACGGTTACTTCTGATGCATTTGCAGGACCGTTAACCGGTGACGTAACAGGAAACGTATCTGGCACCGCGGCAACTGTAACGGGTGCAGCTCAATCAAACATTACTTCTTTAGGAACACTAACAACACTTACTGTAGATAATGTAATTATTAACGGTACGACGATTG